GCGCTGTTATCGTATTCAGTTGCATAAGGCAAATCAAACACACCTGTATCTGCGTAAGTTGTTCTAGCTAATGATCCTGTAGTCCAAACTTGTTCTGCATAATTATATGTAACTACTCTATCTATTTGATCTGATCCTGATTTTGGATAAAACCAATTTACTTCACTATAAAGTGTGTTGTGTTCTGCATAAACTACATCACTTGAATTATAATTAATTCCTAAATTATCTCCATCAGTATTGAATACAAAGTCTTCAACTAAACAAGGTAATGATTTTACTGTACCGTCGTATGCAAAAAATCCACCTTCACCTGACATCCAGAATACAATACCATCAGAATAACTTAAAGCATTTTGACCTATCAATCCACAGTTTGTACCAACTTGTTTCACAGAAAAAGTAAATGGTGGACCAACGAATTGAATTACGTATGCAGAGCTATCTGTTAGAACTAAAGTATAATCTTTACCTGATACAGCACCTACAATTTTATTTCCTTTGTCCAATCTAAAACTACCTGCAGTATTTACTGCAGTTGGCGCATATGTATTTAAATCTTCTTGATTTGAAAATCTTATAAACATTGGATCTTGAGTTGAAGTATCTACAATAGTTGTTTCTGTTCCAAGATGAAATAAATGTCTGTCTCTATCAGATACAAGAGTCATTAAACTTTTAGTAGGATTGTTTGTAGTTGCAAAACCACTTGTAGAAGTAGAAGCTCTAATACTTCTTGCTCCTGATGCACCTGCGTTCCATGTAAATGTTTTACCACCACTAATGGTTGCAACTAATACTTGACCAAAGTTATCAAGACTCCAGAGCCCTGGATCCAGAGTCACAGAACTTGTTGCTCTTTCTGTTCCCCATGTTGATAAGTTCCAAGTAGATGTACCCCAACCATAACCAGCAGTTTGAAAAGTTGGTCCTACACTAACATATGGATTAACAGTTGCTGAACCTGCGGCTGTCATTCCTGTTCCAGTTTCATTAGATGCCATAGTAATTGTAAAACTGTTTGTAGAAGCAGTTATAATTTCATAAGTTGTGTTTTCAAAATCTCCTGTTGTATAACCTGTGGCTCCAGCACCAGGTAATGATACTGATGTAAAAGTTATGTATTCACCTTGTACTAAACCATGTGATGCTTTATTTAATGTTACTGTAGCTGATCCAGTGGTTGATGTAAAAGTAAAACCTGTAACAGCTGTATCTAAAGGTGTAATGTCATAAAAGTCTTGTCCGTAATATAAAAACAATCCTTTATTTGTTCCAATAGCTGTATATTTTTCTCCAGCCAAACTTGTAAAAGAATGTTGCTTTCTAGCTACTCCAGGTAAAGTTAATTGACTAGTGGTTAATTGATTCCAACCACCTATTTTTTCAGGTAGTCCATATCTAAATCTTACAAAATCACCATCAATCCATTGACCCTCGGCTCCGGATGCGGTGACTTGTTTGTTAAAACCAGGCTTGAAATTTAATTTTTGTAGCATATAAGTATTTATATATATATAAAAAGTATTATATTAAAGCATGAATCTAGAAGAAGCAATAATTGATTTAAATGTAAATATACCGGATAAAATCATCAATAAATTTAAAGAGTATATTGATTACAAAGCCACAAAAAAATTAAGAATATATAAAGGCTTAGATACCAGCGTAAGAAATGTATTTGGGCATCATTTAGATCACTTCAGTATAACGGATAAAGTTTTATTTCAGGTGGTAAAAGACTTAATATGGCTTTACTACTTTAACTATAAAGCAAAATTTCCTAGTTTACATGTAGGAAAATTAACTCAAGTTGATATTCTAAAATATAAGCCTGGTGGAAAATATGAACCACACACAGATCATGGGGCTTCTACTCCCAGAACAATTAGTATAATTATAAATCTAAACGAAGAATATGAAGGGGGAGATATAGTGTTTTTTAAACATAATAGTGAAGAGGAAGTGAAAAGAGTTAAAGCTAAAAAAGGAACAATAATTTTTTTCCCTAGCAATTTTCTATTTAAACATTGTGTTGAACCAATTAAAAAAGGAACAAGGTATTCCATAGTATCATGGCTACTATAAGAGATTTTAAATATAAATTAGTTAAGAATTTTTTTTCAAAAGAAGAATTAAATTTATTAAAACAATATTGTTTAAATAAATTAGATGAAGGATTTAAAGATGATAAACAGGCCCCTTTATGTCCATCGTATGGTAGAGATCCTTTGATGCAAGTTTTTTTAAAAGAAAAACTTCCATTGATGGAAAATATTACTGGTTTAGAATTATTAAAATCTTATGCTTACTGGAGATATTACATATACGGATCCGTTTTAAAAACACACAAAGATAGAGAAGCTTGTGAGATATCTGTAACAGCATGTATACATAAAACACATAACTGGCCAATACACATGAATAGAAATTGGATAGAGATAGAAGAAGGAGATGCAGTTGTGTATATGGCGCGTGAATTATCACATGGAAGAAAAAAATTTGAAGGTGATGGATGTGCTCAAGTGTTTTTTCACTACGTAGATAAACACGGTTCTTTTACAGCGCATGAAGACGATCAAGCTAGAGAATTACAAAATGCAATTGCTAACAGCTAAAATAGTTTGGTTTCCAGAATATTTAACTTCAATTAATGAAGATTATCTACAAGATAAAGTAGATTGGAATGAAGATCATTTAAAAAAAGTAAGACAATACATGAAAGAGGATGGTTTATTATTTCCAGGAATTATTATGTATAATAAACATGTAAAAAAATATGAAATACATTGTGGTCACTATAGATTTAAAGTAGCTAAAGAAATGGGTTATAGTGGTATAAATGTTTATAAAGTAAATAATTATAGAGATGTGTTATATCTCACAAAGTTTACAGAAAATTGTTATAAACATTATCTTGAATTAAAGAAAATAAAAGATATACATGAACCTGAAAGTAAATTTTTATGAGTTATGAATCTTTAATAGAAGCAACTAAATTTCATGCAGCCAATGAAAATAATTGGTGTGGTGAAGCTTTAGCAGAATATAAACATGAAGTTTATGAAACAATAAAAGACAATAATGTTAAAACCATATTAGATTATGGTTGTGGTAAGGCTAAATTTCACAAAATATTATTTAATAATAAACAAGTTCCGGGATCTCCTATGAATGTAACTATAGAAGGATATGATCCCGCAGTTCCAATATATTCTAAAAAACCAGAGAAACAATATGATATGGCTTTATGTGTTGATGTAATGGAACATGTTCAAGAAGACAAAGTAGAAGAAGTTTTAAAAGATTTGTTTAGTTTAGGTAAATTTGTTTTCTTAACTATTACTTGTTATCCTGCTCAACAGATATTATTAAATGGTAAAAATGCACATTACACCGTAAAAGAACCATCTTGGTGGGATGAAAAATTATTACCTTATGACGGAAGATATCATATTTTTTATCAACTAGAACCTCAAAGATCTAAAATAGTTAGAAACCCAGACCCAGTAGGAGAAGATAAAAATGCAAAATAAAGATAATCAAAAAAAATTTGAAATGAAAGAATGGATAGGTATTTTTGATAATTATATTACTCCAGAAATGTGTAAAGAAGCTATTGAATTCTTTGAAAGACAAAATGGCTTTAATAAAATTTATGATAGATTTTCAACTGAAAGAGCTGGTAATCGTACTAAAAAAGATATGGCAACCAATATTGGACCTGAAGAAATTTTAGGGTCTCACAGTCAAGCAAACTTTAAAACAATGTTTGTTAATTTTGATCTAGCATTAAAAATGTATTTACAAAATATAGATGTAGGAAGGGATTGTGATCCATTAAATTATACAGAGATTAAAATTCAAAAAACAGTGCCCACAGGAGGTTATCATATATGGCATATTGAATGGGGCCCAGGAGCGGGATATGAAGGTTTTAGAAGATTCTTAACTTATATGATTTATCTTAATGACGTAAATGACGGGGGAGAAACAGAATTTTTACATCAATCAGTTAGAGTAAAACCAAAAGCAGGTAGAATAGTTATATGGCCTGCAGCTTTTCCATACATGCATAGAGGTAATCCACCTTTAAAACATGAAAAGTATGTTATAACTTCTTGGATTTTATCTGGTTAAATTTTTAAGAAGAGTAGCTTGTAGGTCTTGCACCTAATCTAGTTATTTTTTCAGCTTCAGTTTCACCCTCTACATTATCTTCGTCCCACTCTGATTGTAAAGCAGCTAAGTGAACGGTGTCCCATCTTGTTGTGAATTCGTTAAAATTACCTAAAACATTTGAATCATATGATCCATTTTGTGAATCATCTTTATATTCCACTTGATCATTATCCACATTATCATCTGTAAACTGAATGGCATGTATATTATCAAATTTTGACTGACTCCAAAAAGCATCGTCATCTATATTGTATCCACGACCATTTGTAATACCAAATTCACCTGTTTTTTTAATAACCATCTTGTCTTCAAAAATTACTGTCCATGAACCATGTTTTGCCATAAAAAATTCTCCTTAAGTTTTTATTATATATATCACAGTTAAATAAGGTTGCAACACTGAATTAGCAGTACCTGTAAAACTAGTATTAATTGTGTGACTATGAGCTCCACCACCCCCTGAATTACTCGTGCCTGATGGGCTTTGATCCATAGTGGCTCCACTAGGTGCATATCCTGAACCAAAACCACCAAAAC